AAAAAAAAATAGGGAGACATTAGTCTCCCTTAATTATTTGATTAAATTTACGCAGAGACATCCAATGCTGTAATAGTCAATCCAGTAGCATTATTGATGGCAGTGATAATATCATTAGTAAGTTCATTACTAGCTTGGTTATTAGCACCTACTTTAGGAACTACTATTGTAATATCTTTTTCTGACTTTTGAACAGCTTCATTAGGACCTACATAAGCATAATGAATATCAATGGTATTATATTTCAAATCAGGATCTACGAGATATTTAGTTCTAATAACATTAGGGAATCCCATCATTCTGTAAACATCTCCTCTTTCACCCATACAGAAATATTCAAGATCTGCAATCTTATGCCCATCTGGAATACTATTTGTAGAAGCTTGCTTTTCTACTAAGCCCCAAATTCTGTCATCTCCATTAACTACAATGGAATCAGGCATAAGAGTAAAGTTTACAGGAACTTGTGGGAATGTTCCAAGTATCCATTCCTGAGGAGCTTCTTCTACTATTAATCCACTAGCATCTCCTCCTATAAGAGCAACTGGAGTAGCTTCCAATTGAACTGCTGTTTCATCTGTTCCAGTTACTGTAATCATTTCTGCAATTCCGGGATTAGCTGCTACAAGATCTTTAAGATCCTTAATAGTTTTCTTAGCAGCTGTTAAAGAGGCTCTGATAACAGTAAATCCATCTTCTTGAGTAACTTTAAAGCCGGCATTTGCAGCAGTAATAGACTCTATAGCAAATTTAATGGAATTTCCTATCACACCAGTCTCTACAGCAGTTACAGTAATTCCAGTATTAGTAGCCATGGTAGCTTTAGCTGCTGTTCCTTCCAGGCTAAAATTCAATAATTGCTCAGCCTCTCTTGAGAAATTTTTCTTCAAGGATTTATACAACTCTTGATAGAAAGCTCCAGCAGTCATTCCAGCTACTGCATGAACCATACCATATTTGATGTATTGATCTTCCTCAGACAAACCTATGTAGTTTCTAAAGGTAATTCTAAGGAGATAATCTTGCCCAGCTACAGGAGAACCTCCATTCACATTAGGATCCAATACTACCTTATATTTGGCCAATTCATGGGCTAAATCATCAGCGTCAGTTGCTTTAGCATGCATAATGCTCTTGATGTCAATCAAGTCACTTCTTAGCATACCTCCAGCTCCCATGTATTCAAAATACAGATGATTTTTTGCTGTATCAGATTTCACCGCAATAGAACCAGCAGCATCAGTTGAGATTACATTGGATGTTTTTAATTCCTTTGCCACATAAAGCTGTCTTGCTTGATTTGTACTAAATGTCGCCATTTTTAATTGATATTAAATTATACAATAAATTTATTATACACCTGATGACCATATAGCTTTAGCAAGAGAGACTGCTCTATTTAATATGGCTCTATGGATTACAGGATTTAGTTTACACTCCGTTATTTTTGTTTCATTATTTATAGTTATACCATAACTAGTTAAATCTTCTAGGATAATAGGGTCTGGTTTAGCTAAGTATTTAACAGTATATGACTCTATGTTATACTTACTAATTAACTCTACCTTAGAACCAGTAATTAATCTTAAGACTCTTCTATCGTTTGGTCCTCTAAATGGGTTTCTAGATACATTGTAGAAATTGTCTTGAGATACTGGAACTACAATTACATCTTTATTATTTGCACATCCTAGAGATTCATCACTTAAATTAACTGATTCATAAGTTATGAACCACAAGTCTTCTGGCAATTGAAAGAATGTAGAACTTTTATGGTTCATATCCTCTATTTTCTCGTCTAGAGTAGTTTCTCTAACCAGATTACTTATATATTCAGTAACCTCCTCAGTATTTTCAAAAGATTCTCCATTGAATCTTCCATTATATATATCTATTACTATAGATTCTTGAGCTTGAGTAAGTAAAACACTTTTCTCATATTCATTTAATGGAGCTGCGTTATTACTCATCAAGTTATTATAAAGTATGTCAAACTCACTAGAGAATTCTTTATTATTCATATCATTTAAGCTTTGCTTCTAAAGAAAATTTTAACTCTTGATGTTTAGGAGAATTCAAGAATTTAGCAGCCATATTGATAGTAGGCTCCTCATTGATCTCACATAGAGGAGTATTATCACTCTTCAAGTATAAATAGTCTCCTCTCTTTGAGATAAGCCCAGCTTCAATACTCTTTCTTATGAGAACTTTAGTACTTAATAAGGGATCAGTAATAACCTTTAAGAACAGTCTGCTATCTGCTTGAATAAGACTATTAGCCTTCGTTTGTAAGAATTCCAATTTAACAGTGGGAGATGTAGGTCTTCCATCAATAGATTCTATAATAACTCTTAGAGTATCTATATCATTCTCTATCTTACCAAACTCTTTATAGCACTTCATAGTGTTACTCATATTGCCTCTAGCAGATTTAACTTCTTCTCCTTCTGCTATAATAACAAATTGATAAGTAGCTTTAGGGTGATCTTGTAATTCTTGTAAAGAAGAGGCAATATAATCTTTGTTTGCTAACAATATCTTATATCTTATATAGTCTCCTGGGTCAGACAAATCAAGATAATTATCTTGTTTTTTCAATCTTACTTTAGAGATACCTTCATCATTGGAATCATCCCAGAAGTTATTGGTTTTCTTATACACACTTAGTGCATTGTATTCAAGTCCCATAACTTCTTCTAGGAAAGCTTTCTCTGAATCTGTAAGGACATTTACAAACATTCCAGAGGATAATCTTGGGACTACGAATGTTCTAGTAGCATTCTCTGCCATACCTCCATACAATATGTGTTTAGGGTTTGTAATTAATCCTCCTTCCTTCGGTATGTGTCTTACTATGATTCTTTCTTTTCTCAAACAATTAACTAGAGTACTACTACCAGTTTCTTTAGATGATTTAGAAGATGTTGGTTTTTCTACTGTAGGTACTTCCACAAGATTTTCTTGTAAAGAATCCTCGTCTATTTCAAATCCAAGATCTTCATAATTTACTTTTTCTTCTACTTTACTTTTTGCCATATCTTCTCCTATTTATGAAAAAAAATAATAGGGAGTAGGAGTCCCTACTCCCTCTTTATATTAGCCCTGCAATATAGCGGGGATGATGGACATAGTTCTTGTAGGATCAAGAACGCAGATACCAAGTGTAGCCATTCTATGGATAACTGCAGAGTCTTCATCAAAGGACATGTAGGGATTACCTTTCTGTCCTGTATACGGATTTCTCAACCCCCATTGATACCCTCTGTATTCTGTATCTCCTTTAATTTTACATTTGAAGATATTAGGTTGATCCATAGTTCCTATATACATAATATCGTATCTGTAGGAATAAGCTACCCCACCAAGGGGATGAAGTATCTTGTTTCTAACAGGATCATCATACATAGGATCTACATCAATTTTAACTCTAACCCCATTAGGAGCTTTGTATTCTACAAACTGGAATCCTGCAGATAATGCATTTGTATGCAGTTTAGACTGAGTTTTTTCTACTACTCTTGTAGAACTGTTATCCAACACAAATTGAGTCCATCCAGATACTACATTCAATACAGCCTTGTGGAATTGGATAGCTCCTCTCTCACCAGTTTTAATCAAGAAGTATCTATCCCCAAAGTCTAATTTAGACGCTGATAGTTCATACAAAGCATCTTCAAGGAGTTTTAGACTAAAGGTGTTGTAATACATAGTATTAGCTACCTCCATTTGCTCAAATAAACCAGCACCAGTTTTAATTACATTGCCTGATTTACCTATATTCAAGTACTCTCCATTAGAATTTCTATTAGATGTACCAAAAGCAAGGGCATTGTTTTTGTACTCAGAAAATTGCTGTTCGACTTCCCAATCTACATTATGCATCCACATAGTAGCTGTGGTCTTAACGAGATTTCCATTCTCTGTTGCTTTAGTTAAAGGTATACCTACAGCAAGTTTCTTTGTAAGAGCGGAACCTGGAACCTTATGTTGAATTCTTATTGTAGACCATTCATTTCTAATAGAAACAGGACTAGTGAACCTAACATCACCTACTTTCCTTGATAATTCCTTCTCTACCGGGGCAAAATCTACAGAGAATCTTTCTCCTGCAAGAAGTCTTTCTGCAGGGCAACCTGTAGTATTACCTCCCATTAACTCAACTTTGTATACCGCATTAGTTCCCTCCATTCTAGGGTCACCTAATATTCTAAATGGGTATACTTGGTTCAAATGACCAACAATTACTTCCCCATCAGCAAACCAGTCTTCAGGGAATACTAAATAAAAAGGAGCAGTACCAACACCAACATTAGGACTTCCTGTAGTAACAGGAGTGCCATTTTCATCTCTTGCCTCTACAAGAGGAATATTTCTCCTTGAAGAACCTATTACATCCCAGTAATACTCAGTATCATCTTCAAATTCCCTAACTGGGAACTGATTTAGGAATGTGTCAAGGGTTTTACCTCTGTAATAGGCAAGTAACTGGACCATAAGGTTAGTAGCTTTTTGTGGAGCTAATTGGAAGATAGAGCCTAAGTGATTCTCTTTTGTTAACATTCTGTTATCCTAAGAGCTTTTTATCTCCTAGTTCTTACACTTTACCATTGTGTAAGTTCAGCATACATTTTCATACTATTCAGTATGTTGGATACTCGTGGAAGAATTATATTCTATGTGATTATAAATAATACTTACATTATAACCTTTGGACTTATTAGTTGAATCATATAAATCTATATAGTACATTTCTCTATAATCCAATAGCTTTATATTGCATATTTCTAGAGTTTCTATATAGAATTTATCTACTCCATACTTTTTCATAGCTCTATTTATAATTTGGTCTCCATACTGTGCATGTCTCAAGTGTTCTCTCCATCTTTGCTCTACACTAGTCCTAGTCTGACCAATATAAACTTTGCTATTAACAGTATTCTTAATTATATAAATAAATCCATTCATAGTTTCATCTTCTATGCGTTACACTACCTTTATATATTATTATAAAGGTTAGCTCGGTATTACCCTTTAATTTTATTTGGAGGGCTTCACCGATTTTACCCAATTTTACAAGGGCTTAACTTGTGAGTCAACCCTTCCAGTGCTGGAAACCCACCATTTGGAATTTTCCTAATTTTCCTGCCATTTTTGTTGTTTTTTAATAGTTAGATATGTTTTCATTTATATAATGAAAAGGCCTAGGCTACACATCTACCTCCCAACCTTTACCTATAAAGGATTCAGGATCATCCTCAACTCCACTTACAAATTTCAAATTTCCATCTGATGTTCTTGATGTGTTATTGAGAGTATGTTCTAGTTCTCTAAGACCTTTCTTTACTTCTTTTCTCACCTTATTTTTTACTAAATTATCCAAATTTTTAAAGCCTTCAGTTAGTGTAAAAAGCAACCCAATATTCTTAAGAAATTCAGTTCTATTCTCCATTTCATATCTCTGAATAGCTGTGAATAATTCTCCAGTCTCCGGGTCTTTATAAACAGGCTTACTTATATTATCATAAATCTTTCTTCTAGTTACCTTGTCTACTTGTAAGTCTCCAAATATTTTAGTATCTTCAAGAATTGATTTTTTTAAATCTTCTGCCTGTTTCTTTCTCTTTTCCACTTCCTTTTGTTCTTCTTCCTTTGCTTCCTTTATAATATTATCATATTCTGTTTGGAAGAATTCTTTATTACTTGTCAGAGCCTCTTTAGCATCCTCTATATCAGTGCCAGAGCTAAATGATTTTTGCACTTCTCTTTGAGCTCTTTCAGCACTATACCCTCTATTTATAAAATCAGTATAAATAAGCCGTTTTCTTAATCTTTCCCCTTTATCACTCTCATCAGTAATTTCACTCTCTTGAAGAGAGTTAAAGAACTCTAGAGCTTTCTCATATTTCTGAATTTCTGAAATATCCACTCCAGCATTTAGAGCCTCATCTATTCTCTTCTGTCTGTCATCTAACATAGAGTGAATTTGCTTATCTATAATCTCAGCAAAGTCTTCAGCTGAAGATATTCCTTCAACTTCATTATCTTCAAGGGTTTGGAAGATACCTTCTTCTTTCAAGGCTTTGGCAACGGAAGAGTAGAAGTGTTTATTGGGAGAAGCATCCTTATCCTCTTTAGGAGAAGTATCTTCCCTATCCCCTGTATTATTCTCTTTTCCACTACCTACGCTCTCTGGTGAATCAGTAAATAAATTATCTACATCAATAACCTCAGTAGTTTCATTATCTTTATCATTTTTATTTTCTTCAGGATTATCCTTATCATCATTTTGAGGAACCTCCTGTGTTTCTTCTTCCTCTGAGAACAGATTTTCTATTTCATCTGCCCCTAGGATATTATCCAAACTAAGCTCTTCAGTCATATTTGTTTCTCCTTTCGTTAATAAACAATGCAAAGATATATATAAACCAAATTTACAACAAGTATTAAAGAAGAGTTATAGTAATAGTATAAATAAATTATTTATATATTAAAGTCTGATAAAAAATAAAGGGCAAGATAACTTGCCCTTCATGATTAGTTTTCTTTGAAATGATTCCACAGTTTAGAGTTACTTTTACAGTCATCGTCCTTAAACCAGAATAGTATAGCTGCTTCAATTACTTTCTGATCTATATCTTCACCAAACCATGATTTAAATAACTCACTGCAGTTGTGATAGTGCTCATTGATAGCTACATATACATCTGCATGAGTGAAAGATTGAGGAATAACTCCTCTATATCTCTCACATACTTCTTTGGCTTTAGCCATACTGAACTTTTCCCCAACATATTTCCTACCACCTTCATAATGATACATGTTAGATACTAGATATTTAGCATACGATTCATTAAAATGTTCATTTCCGGAATTTTTCCTTTCTCTGACCATTTTCATCATTTCATAAATATCCTCTTCAGTCAAGCTATCTGACATTCTGTTAAATCTTCCAAAGAGATTTTCTCTACTTCTTTCCGGGTTAAATGAATCAGACCCATTATGATATCTATTAGGTTCATAAGCACTTCCATACATTAAATGATAATTATCACTTCCAGCATGGTTATTCCTAGTATGACCTAACATAAATTCTTTGAATTTATCCATAAATTCCTGTTCACTCATACCTTTACTCTTAAGATACTCCATTTGATGCTAAGGTAAACAAAAAACCCCTCTAAGTTACTAAACTTAAAGGGGTTACATAAAAGTAAATTATACTTATATTGCTAACTATCTATTCACTACTTTATCATGTTTTCTAAATACCTCTAAAATCTTAATATAGATATAAGTTAGAAGATAGGCATCTACTTCATCATTATCTACTTGTGGACTATATCCTATGAATTCCCATATAGCATTCTTAACATGCTCTGCCTCATGGATAATACTAGCTTCCTCTTTGGAATTTATTACTACCATAGAATATCCATCTGGAAAGATTCTTGTAAAAGCTTTAGGCTCCACATTGCCTCTATGCATGTCCTTAACCTCTTCCCATTTATCATATATAATTATAAGTAGCCTATAATTAAATATGGGTATATTTATTCTTCTTTTTGTTATCATACTTCCCTCCTATTTTCAATCATATCAATAAATTCTATTATGGACATTAAGCAAGCTGTGATTCTAGCTTGCTGCGCAAGCTGTGATTACTTTTACTCTTCTGGAAGAATTCATCAAGGTCTTTTCTGGACCAACTTAATTCTTTAAATCCTGCTATATGTTCACCTCTAGGTAATTTTCCAGCTCTTACATAGTTATCAAATGTTGCTCTACTAACATTTAATATCTACAAGACTCATATTTACTTAATCTTCTTTCCCTATCAGTTAATTCTTTCAGTACAGAAATTAGTTTAAGTGTTTCATCTTCCGTCAAATTAGAATTTCCAGCATCAATATTATCTACCAACTTCAGTAAATACTCTTTAATTAGATTAATCATTGCTTCTCCCTCCATATTTTAAGTGAAAGTACAATACAAAAAATAAAAATATACCTGCTATTATCATATTAAATAATAACAGGTAGAAATCACTTAAAGGTATTATGATGTAGTTATCTACCATTGCTATTACTTTGTTTACTACTATATAATGTATAAACATCCTATGATATTTACAAAATTTGTAAACATAACTACTAATATACATTGGAATAGTAGTTAATATAGATGTACCAGCAATATATGAAAGTATATCTAAGCTAATATCATAGTACATTAATATATTATCTAGTAAACTAAGGAGAGCGATAATTATTGGAACATATTTCACACAGATCAATTCCAACTTATAGATAACTAATCTTCTCATAGTTAAACCTTATCTTTTTCTCTTCTTCTTCAGTTCTCTTCTTCTTCTAAGAGAGGAAGCTCCAGTTGTACCATTTAATGCTCTAGGTCTTCCCATAATTACTTACCTTTACCTTTACCTTTTCCTTTACTTTTTCCTTTACATCCACTTCTTTTCATCATAATCACTCTATTTTAATAATTAATTCTTCTCCTCTATCCTTACCTTCCAAGAGGCTGGAATAAAGTTTTTCAAATGTAATAGTACTATTACTAATAACTCCATTACTAGTATTTTTCCCAACTAGAATGCATCCAAGAGTATCACTTACTTTATTCCCTACATGAATGAGAACTCCGTCATAACCTTTAACATCAAGGAGTCTAGGTAACTTCCCATTACAAAACTTAGCCCATACTCTATCTTTAAATTTAGGACTTACTATATCTAGGGTAATTTTATAACTTCCTCTGGGTATAGCTGTATTGCCATAAATTTTTTTTGATTTAATTTCTTCCAGGGACATTGAACTAGTTAGATCTCTATCAGTGTCCTCCAATGTATCACATTCATATTTATCATTAATATATAGCTTCCCTATGGTATAATTATCAGTTTTTGCTATTCTCTTTAGATTTAATTCCATATATCTGTTTCACTACTCTTTTCCATCCTCTTCAGTACAAGGAGCCACTTCTCCTAAAATATCCCTAATCTGATCCTCAGTATAGAATTGTCTCTTAGTACATATATTATCTAAACAGGAATTGTTTAATAATCTATGGATAATACCTTTCAATCTATATACTTCTACCCTATTATCTTCAGCAAGTTTAATATAGAATTGAAGTTTTCTATTATTATCTCTTACTATATCCTCATAAAACTCTAGAGATTTCTTTAAGTTTTCTATCTCATTAGAGTCTACTTCTGTATTATATTTTCTTCTAGCTAGTAACCAAGTTACTATACCTGTAGCTAGGTTAGTACCCAAAGTTACAATTCCTGTAATTAAACTTGGATCCATATATTAAAAATTATTTTCTATTTTCAATTTCTTTAATTGTCTTTTTAAAAGATCTACATGCATAGAATAAGGGTATAGAAGAAGTTTGTGAAAAAACATATCTCCATTGATCTGATCATTTACTTTTCCTCCTATACATAGTCCACTACCTCCTGTAGAATTACCTACATTAATATTTATGTAATAATTGCTATTATGGTATATAAATCTACTTAAGTAAGTTACAGCTCTATTAGTATTAATAGCTGCATTGGTGTGCTGACCATAGGACCATACTTCATTAGTACTGAAGTGCTCCATTAGGAATGGAGTATCTGTACTATAATCTGATTCAGAGTTAGAGATAACAGGAGTGAATTGATCAGTATTTCTATATTCTCTGTCCAATACTAAAGTACTATCTAATAAATTTAGTTCTTTATTAAGAACTGCATATTTACCTCTTCCAAAAACTACCTCACCTGGGAAATCCTTGTTAGGCAGTGTTACTCCTATAACCTTAGCATCATTATTATTTAATGAATAATCAATCAATTTATCCAACTCTCCATCTGAGGGTCGTTGCTTATCTATATCATAATAGATAATTGGTTTAATATTTTTATCTAAGTCGTAATATTGTACTAATTGGATGATTTCGTCTTCAGTTAGATAATCTTTAGTTATTATAGTTCCATACCAGGCACAACTACCAGTTTCTGCTACAGAATTTCTTGCAATATCTGTCCATCCAGAAACGGAATAATAAGTAGCTTCTCGCATATCTTCTAAAGATGTGAAAGTATTTTCAGCTCCATAGGCATCTGATCTATCTCCAAGAGCTAATGTATAATCTGCAGATACAGGTGCAGATTCATAATCATGTTTCTAGGCAAGTATAAAAGGTTTAAACCATACTTCCTGTGCCCTAGAAATTCTAAGTAAATGAGAGTTATTTACATTCCTTACATAACTCCAATAATTTCCTCCATTTAAGGCCTTGCCCATAGACACTATAAAAGATATTATAGTAAACTTCTTATTATCTCCTATAATATCTACGAAATTCTTCTCACTAGTTATTGTTCCAACTCTAGAGTTTAGTAAGACATTAGTATTTAATACTACAGCTCCCTCATATTCTGGTATTATTTTAATCTTTACAGTAGAGTTTGACCCATTATAAAATCCATATGAATCTTTAATAGCATCATTTACATATGAAATAGGCAGTCTATGCCTTCCATTAGTATAAATATTCATATAAGATGTAGAAGAGCCTGTGGTAGATCCCTTATATGAGTGCCTTAATGGTCCAGACCCATCCAGCCCACTTACTTCAATTAGCGTTTCAGGGAATTCTAGATTAGTCACCGCACTCCAAGTAGACTCCAAAGAACCAAGGGTTACCTCATAAGTACCATTAGAATTAAGAAATGATGAAAAATTCCAAGGATAACTCCCATATCCTTGATTATTTGTGAATTTAAAATTGCTTAGTATAAAATCGTTACCATTACCTGATAGATCCTTTACTCTTTCTCTGTCAGGTGAATCATTATTACCAGTAGGTATGCACGCAGCTAAGACTTTATCCCTAAGCTGCTGGGATATAGTTATTCCTCCAGTATCATTTGAGCTTTTTATATAATTCCCTATTCCAATAATATTTTTCATTCCCCCCCCCCCTCTC